TATTTAGCGTATTTAGCAAATAAATCGAGGTATTTTGCAGGGTCATCTATTCTAACGTCTTCAAAAGCTTGTTTAATATGTTCTACTTCACCCTCTAATATATTTACAAACAACTCCCTTGCTTGTTGTGTGGTTTTATTTACAGAACCTTTTTGTTTACCACCTGTTTTTGGTAATCCTTTTCTTTTTCCTGGCATATCTAATAAAATCTAAAATAGATTATTCAAATTTAACACTATTTTTTTAAATATTATAATTATTTTAATTACTTGATTATGTAGCTTTTATATGTTTTTTAAATTATTTCTTTTAATTTTCAAATATATTTTTTATTTTTACCAATATTAATTAATTAAATATTATGAACTATAAAGATTTTTTAGAAAGTAAACGACACACGTTAGGAGAATTTGGTTTTGAGCCTAATTATTATCCTGACATTGCTTTTGATTTTCAAAAGTACATTATTGAAAAGGCTGTTAAAAAAGGTAGGATGGCTATTTTTGCAGATACTGGATTGGGTAAAACTTTAATTCAAATATCTATTGCTAACAACATTGTTAAGCAAACTAATCAAAAAGTATTAATCCTTACACCTTTAGCGGTTGCTTTTCAATTTATATTAGAAGCTGAAAAGTTAAGTATTGATGATATTGAGTACTCAAAAGACGGTAAGCATACTAAAAAAATTGTAATTTGTAATTATGAAAGGTTACATTATTTTGATAGTAAAGATTTTACTGGTGTTATTTTAGATGAAAGTAGTATCTTAAAAAACTTTGATGGTAAAATTAAAAGTCAGGTGACTGCATTTGTTAAAAAGATACCTTACCGTTATTTATCTACTGCAACACCAAGTCCTAATGATTTTATTGAATTAGGAACAAGTTCAGAAGCTTTAGGTTATATGGGGTATATGGATATGCTTACTAAATTCTTTAAAAATAACCAAAATAGTGTTGATAGTAATAATAGAAATACTGGTGAAAAGTTTTATTTAAAACCTCACGCTGAAAAAGATTTTTTTGCTTGGGTTAACCAATGGTCTATAATGGTTAAAATGCCTTCTGATTTAGGGTTTTCAAATAACAGATATAATTTACCCGAATTGATTGTTAATAAGCATATTGTTAAAAATGACAATGATATTATTATAAATAATCAAATGCAATTATTTAATATTGAAGCTAAAAGTTTTAATGAAGTTAGGCACGAACAAAAACAAACAGAACCAAAAAGATGCGAAAAAGCAGTTGAATTAGCTAAAAATAAAACTTCTGTTTATTGGTGCAATACAAATAATGAAAGTTCGATATTAAAATGTTTAGATAAAGAAGCTGTTGAAATTATAGGTAGTCAGTCAATTGAAAAAAAAGAAGAAATATTATACGCATTTGCCAATGGAGATATAAAACGTTTGATTACAAAAGCTAAGATGACTGGTATGGGTTTAAATTGGCAGCATTGTAATCATACTGTATTTTTTCCAACGTGGAGTTATGAGCAATATTACCAAGCTATTAGAAGATTTTGGAGGTTTGGTCAAAATAATGATGTTACTTGTGATATGGTAATATCTGATGGACAAACAAGAGTATTAGAAGCTTTACAGCAAAAAACTGATAAAGCTATACGGTTGTATGAAAATCTAACTAAAAATGTAAATCAATCATTTGAGAATAAAAAGAAAGAGTTTAACAAAGAAATAATAAAACCTAAATTTATAAAATAAACAACTATGGAAAACAAAGTAAAAGACCAAGTAATTACAGATAATTACGCAATATACAATAGTGATTGTATGTTAGTTATGCCTACATTGGATAACGAAAGTATTGATTTATCAATTTATAGCCCACCCTTTGCCGGGTTGTATAATTACAGTAGCTCTGAAAATGATTTTAGCAACTGCGAAAGTAAAGAACAATTTTTACAACAATATGAATTTTTAATTGCTGAAATTGCAAGGGTTACTAAACCTGGTAGAATATCTGCAGTTCATTGTACTGATGTATTTGATAATACTTGTAGATTGTGGGATTTCCCCAACGAAATTATAAGACTACACGACAAATATGGTTTTGAATACAGAAACCGTATAACAATCTGGAAAGAGCCTTTAAAAGTTCGTATGAGAACAATGGTTCAATCTTTAATGCATAAGTTTATAGTTGAAGATAGTACAAAATGTTTTACCGCTATGCCTGATTACGTTTTGATATTTACAAAAAAAGGTGAAAATCAAATACCGGTGACACACGAAAAAGGATTACTTAGATATTTTGGTGAAACTCCAATTTTACCAAACATATTACAAGCTTGGAATAATGCTAATAATTCAGATTTAAACTCATCACAATTATGGGAATATTTAAATACTAAATTTAAAGACCATAATGACCCTAAAAGTAATAAACTAAGTCATTACATTTGGCAAAGATACGCTTCTTCTGTTTGGGATGATGTTAGGATAGATAACGTTTTGCCTTTTAGAGATAGCAAAGAAGAAGATGACGAAAAGCACGTACACCCATTACAATTAGATGTAATTGATAGATTAGTAGAATTATACTCTAATCTGGGTGAAGTTGTTTTAACGCCTTTTATGGGTGTTGGTAGCGAAGTTTACAGCCCTGTATCATTAGGCAGAAAAGCTATCGGTATTGAGTTAAAAGATAGTTATTTTAAACAAGCTATACTTAACTTAAAAGAAGCCAAAGTAAGATTTAACGAAATAGAAAAACAAGCAACGTTATTTTAATAATCTATATTTTTAAATAATTTTTATTAAATTTGTAGTCCGTTCTTTTTTTATGAAGCACAACTTATGTTCTCACCATAAGTATAATATAAATTATTTAACACCCTTATCGGGTTGGTGCTATTACATTAGGCTAAACAGTTTGTTGAGTCTTTTCGGAATGTAATAGGTGAGACATCAACTCGGTAAGGGTATTTTTTTTATGAATACCGGACAAATAATTAAATCTAAATCAACTAAATCGCCTTATACTCAAATACATAATGAGTTAATTAGGAACAATGAATTAACGCTTGAAGAAAAGGGGTTAATGGCTTATATTTTATCTCTTCCTGATGATTGGGTATTGTATAGGAAAAATTTATACAACGTACTTCCTGATAATAAAGGAACTATTGACCGGTTGTTTAGGTCTTTACAAAAAAAAGGATTTATTGTAAGTGCTAAACAAATTGGAGCTGACGGAAGATTTACAGGTTGGAACCATATTGTTTATGATAAATCTATACACCGAGATATAGAAACACCGATGTCGGATAAACCGAGTTCGGTAAATGCCGAGTTCGGTCAAACTGCTCCTATACTAAATACTAATACTATACTAAATACTAAACTAATACAAAAGAAAAAAGAATATATTAAACCCTCCTTAACTGATATTACCATTTACATACAAGAAAAGGGATACGACACGAACATCGCCCAAAAATTCTTTGACTATTACGAAGCGGGGGACTGGCACGATAGTAACGGAAGAAAAGTTAAAAACTGGAAACAAAAACTTAATTCGGTTTGGTTTAAGGATGAAAACAAAGTAAAAAAAGTTAACTTACCCCCTAATTGGCAAAATATGACACTAACACAACAAGAACAATGGAGGTCTAACAATGGAAAATAATATCTTACCAAAAGCCCCTGAGTTGGAGCAAATCGTACTCGGTACATTTATGTTTGTTCCCTCCTCGTTTAGCCAAGTAGCAAATATAATCTATACGGATTGCTTTACTACAAGCGAAAATAAAATAATATTTGAAGCCTGTAAATCGCTTTTTTTACAAAATACACCTATTGACCTTACTTCTGTTTTTTATGAATTACAGAAAAGAGAGCAAAAAGTAAACATCGTTTATTTATCGAGTTTAACCTCCAAAACAACGGGTAACTATAATTTAGAAAAACATTGCTTAATACTCGTTGAAAAACATTTCACACGAGAAACGATTTTAAAGGCTGACAAAGCTATTAAAGACTGTTTAGATGGTTTAGATATATTTGATATCATAAACGAGCTTACAGGCTCTATAAATGCGTTTACAGGCAATTTAATTGCAGATATGCCAAAGGAAATTTCTTTTTTGTTAAATCAATGGGAAAAAAAACAACTTGAGAACAAAGAGGGTTTAACTGGAATAGATACCGGTTTTTATGATTTAAATCATTTAACGGGAGGTTGGCAGAATACTGATTTAATTACTTTAGCTGCTCGTCCTGGTATGGGTAAAACTTCTTTAGTATTACATCAAACTTTACAAGCTGCTAAAAGTGGTAAAAAAGTGCTTTTCTTTTCTTTAGAAATGGGAGCGGAGCAATTAATACAAAGGATGCTAAGTTTAAACAGTATGATTGATTTGGAGCGTATAAGAACAAAACAACTAAAAGATACAGAAATAAATCAATATGCGGAGTCGCACATAGAATTAAGTCAACTGCCTATTTTTATTGACGATAAAAGCAAAGCAAATATTTTTACTATTAAAACAAAAATGACGAAAATTAAAAAAGACTTTGGTTTAGATTTAGTTATTATTGATTTTTTACAACTTATTCGGGGTGATAATCCTAAAAATAGAAACGAGGAACTTGACCAAATAACCCAGGAGTTAAAAGGACTGGCAAAAGAATTTAATATTCCTATTATAGCTTTAAGTCAATTAAGCAGGCAAGTAGAAGCAAGGGCAAATAAATTACCTCTATTAAGCGATTTGAGAGAGAGTGGAGGTATTGAGCAAAATTCAGATATAGTAATGTTTATTTATAGACCTGAATACTATTCTATATTTGAGGACGCTAACGGTAATTCAACAATAGGCAAAGGCTATTTAATGGTTTCTAAACACAGGAACGGAAGTTGTAAAGATGTTGAGGTCGGTTGGCAAGGTCAATACACTAAATTTTACGACTTAAAAAAAGAATTGAATACAATACAACCTAATAATTATTTTTAAAATTATTTTTTGTTTTTTAAAAGTATTTTATTAATTTTGTGAAATGAGAGCAGAAGACTATAAAACAAGATTAAAACCATTTAAACAGGGATATGTAGCCAGTCAGCTTAATATGACGGAGGGTTATTTATCACAAGTCTTAAACGGTAAGCAACCACTCAGTAAAAAGACTGAAAAAATGCTTAACGATTTTTTAAATAAACATAACCAATAAAAACCAAAAACAATGAAAAAAGGTACACCAACAAACGTGGTTAGCAACGGAACGTGGACTAACCCAAACGGACAAACTTATTACAAATGGACTATCTCGATGGATAACGGAGAAGTCGGAGGAGCGATGACTGCAAAGCAGGAGCAGGACAAATGGGTAATAGGTAAAGAAGTAAGTTATACTTCGGAGCAAAAAGGAAATTTTTTAAACTTTAAGATTGTAGAAGAAAAACCAGTCTTTGGAGGGGGTAAAGTAGAACCTAAGCAACAAGGTGTTATAACTTATTTAAGTTGTGCTTCTACGGCTGCAAATTTTTACGCACAAAGAAGTAACGGAAGTGAAGAGCAAGTACTTGCTTTTGCTGAAAAATTGTTTAACGCTGCAATAGCTAAAAAAATGTAATTATGGAAACTTTAGATTATATAAACTACGCAAACGAAGTTAAAGAGGGTAATATAAACCCTCTTGAAGCTTACATCACTTTAAAGGCTGCATTAGTTGATTTAGAAAAGGCTTTAAAAGAAGTCCAGGATTTAGCAATAGACGAAGCCTGTAAATACGGTCAAAAGTCTTTTGAAGCTTTTGGAGCAAAGGTCGAAGTAAGAAACGGAGCAAGTCGCTGGGATTATTCAGGTGTTCAGGTTTGGAAGCATTTAAAAGAACAAATAGGTAATGTAGAAAAACTTGCTCAGATGGGCGGTCAGGTTTACGTTGAAACTGGAGAACCTATCGAACAGGCAAATAAGATATTAGGACGTGAAACAATAGCAATAAGTTTTAAATAATAAAATAAAAAAATGAATAATTTAAAAACAGAACCAATGGTGAAGCATAGTAACCAAGTTCACACAACAACGGATTATTTTCTTTTTAAGTCAATAGAAGGTAACAGGAACAAGAACCTATTACATATTAATAGGCTTAAAAAATCAATGTCTGAAAACTATTTGTTCACGATAATAATCGTAAATGAAAAGTATGAAATAATTGACGGACAGCACAGATTTGATGTAATTCAAGAGTTAAAATTACCACTGCATTATATTGTTTGTAATGGATACAGTCTTAATGAAGTTCACATTTTAAATCAAAATTCGAAAACTTGGAATGCAGAAGATTATTTAACTGGATATTGCCAATTAGGCTATGAGCATTACATCGAGTATGCAAAGTTTAAATCTAAATTTGGATTTGGGCATAACGAATGTATGCTATTGCTTGGCGGTTCTGATACAGGTCATTCAATAAAAGAATTTTATTGCGGTAATTTTAAAATAAAGGACTACAATAAAGCTATTGAAAAAGCTACAAAAATAACAATGATAGGAAAGTATTATGACGGATACAAGAAATCTTCTTTTGTTAGAACTATGGCTCAAATTTTAGATAAACCTGTTTTTGATTTTACTCAAT